ACACTTCAATAGCTAATGTTTTGGTGGGAATCTGAGTTAGATGATTGTCATGCAGAGTTGATGGGAGTAATCCATGAACTCAACAACAATCACTATGACCGCATGATTGCAAATCTGGAGCATCTGAGGGTGTATTCACAGAGGACATACTCGTTAGAAGACTTCAGACAGGGTGTGGTGAAGTCTGCAGGGTACTCGATGCACCGCAAAGATGACATGAAGATGAGGTTGAATGTCACTCAGTCCATGATTGACACCATCACTTCCAAGATTGGTAAGAACAGACCCAGACCCATGTACCTTACAGAAGGTGGAGACTATGCACTCCGCAACAAAGCCAAGATGATGGGCAGGATGATGGAGGGTCTGTTCATGCAGACGAAGTTGTATGAGGTGATGCCCAAAATCTTCCAAGATTCCTGCATTTTTGACCTTGGGGTGCTCAAAATCTACCAAGAAAGCGGAAAAATCTATGTTGAGAGGGTTTTTGCAAATGAAATCCTCTGGGACATGGATGATGCACTCTATGGAGAACCTCAGAATCTCTATCAGGTCAAAAAAGTCCACAAATCGTTCCTTTTGGACCGTTTTCCGGGTTTTGCCAACCAAATAAACAGTTTTGGGTCTTCAAAACAGTATGAAACGGAAGATTCAGACATGATTGAGTGTGTGGAAGCATGGCACCTGCCTACATCTCCCACATCAGGTGATGGAAGACACGTAATCTGTATTGAGAACGTCACACTGGTAGATGAGGAGTACACACGGTCTCAGTTTCCGTTTCTGTTCTTAAAATGGAGTGATTCCATCGTAGGATTTGGTGGAATACCTCTGGCAGAGCAACTGTACCCTGTCCAGAGAGAGATCAATGCCCTGTGTGTCAGGATTCAACAATCCATGCACCTTTTGAGTGTTCCTCTGGTGTTCTTACAGGCAGGGTCCAAGGTAGCACCCTCTCACATCAGGAACCAACCTGGAACGATCATTCACTACAATGGTCAACCACCAGTGGTCTACACTCCTGCAGCCATGCACCCTGAAGTCTACAACCATCTGGACAGACTGTATCAGAGGGCATACGAGATCTCAGGGATCTCAGAGTTGTCTGCCACAGGAAAGAAACCTGCAGGTCTGGAATCTGGGGCAGCCCTAAGAATCTACCATGACATTGAAACTGAGAGATTCATCCTCATCGGAAGACGTTATGAGCAAGCATTTATGAATGCTGCAGAACACTACTTTGACTTAGCAGAAGAGATCATCTCAGAGCAGGGATCATTCCCTGTCCAGACCACTTTCAGACGGGAGATCACCAAAGTGGACTTTGAGAAGATCCGTGTGGCACGGGAGGAGTTCATTCTTGAACCTTATCCTGTGTCCATTCTCCCGTCACTTCCTGCAGGAAAACTGCAGACCGTCCAAGAGTTGATCAACATCAATCTCATAGACAGTAAGGAACAGATTACCAGACTGCTCGACTTCCCAGATCTGAATGCAGTGACACAGATTTATGAAGCAGCAGAAAATGATATTGAGTGGAGAATTTCCAAGATCTTGGATGAAGGAGAGTACATAGGTCCAGAACCGTACATGGATCTTAGTCTTGCCAGACAGAGGTTTCAGTTGGCCTATCTGGAAGCAAGACAGAAGGGTGTAGAACCTGAAAAGATTGCACTCTTGGATAAGTTTATTGTCCAGTGCAATACCATGCTCAGACAAGCACAGGCACAACCGCAGGGGTCTCCAGAATCACCTGCAGTTGCTTCTCCTGCAGGGGAGACTCCTGCACCAACGGGTTTAATGCCTGAGATGCCTGAGACCCCAGAAACCCCAGAATCGCCATTACCCGTATGACCGAAGAGACTGTAGTTGAAGAGACTGTTCAAGAAACCGTAGTGGAGGAGACTCCACAACTGTCAGATTCTGCAAAAGAGTTTTTCAGACAGAAAGGAATTACTTCCCATGAAACTCAAGCAGAACCTGAAGTAGAAGCAGAGCCTGTAGCAGAAGAGACACCAGAACCAGAACCTCAGAAGCAGGAACCCAAGGTTTCCAAGATCTTCAGTGAGGTTGCGAAGAAGAAGAGAGAACTGTTTAAGCAGGAACAGGAACTCAAGGAGAAGAATGACGATCTGGGGAAACTCAGAGAAGCACAGACTCTCATTGAGGAAGGCAAACATCTGGAAGCATCTGAACTGTTAGGCTCATCTTATGAGTCCATGACAGATCAGGTGCTTAACAGATCCAGTGAGAAGACTGCACTGCAGAAGATGCAGGAGGAAATCTCACAGTTGAAGAAGGAAAAGTTTGAAGCAGATAAGCAGAGACAGAAGGAAATTGCTTCTCAAGAGGTGCAGTCCTACGTTTCTGAGTTGAAGAGTGTGGTAGATGAGAGTGAACAGTATCCATTGGTTTCATCCTTCTGGGATGAAGCACAACAAAGCGTTTTGGACATTCAGAAACACTATGCCATAAACAATCAGGAACCCCTCACCAACGAGGAAGTTCTGGAGCAGGTTGAAAAGACCTACCGTGATTTCATGGACCGTGCAGTTCAGAACGAAAAAGTCAAAAAGATCTATAATATTGCATCACCCTCAGAAAAGGCAGAGCAGGGTGAAGTCCAAAAAAGTCATCAGAGGACACTTTCTAACAAAGGCACTTCCCGTCCGGTGAAGGCAGAGAAGAAGGGTCCAATATCAAGACTTGATGCACTCGAAAGAGCAGCAAGAACTCTGCGTGAATCCAGACAGGGAGTATGACAATGACTTTCTATTTGGAGTTGACTTACTATGGCATCTGCCACCGATATGACGGCATGGGACAATAGTCTCAAGATTTATTATGAAGACCGTCCAGTACAAGATTTAGTATACAAGAACCATCCGTTCTTAACCCTAGTCCCTAAGAATCCAAACTTCAGGGGCAAATCCATGCCTATCCCGATCATTACTGGGAGACCGCAGGGTGTATCAGCAACCTTCAGTAATGCTCAGAGCAATGCAACTGCAACTCAGATTGCAGAGTTTTTGCTCACTCGTAAGAAACATTATGGCGTTGCGACCATCGATGGTGAGACACTTCTTGCCTCACAGGGGAACGAATTTGCATTCCTTGATGCTGCTACCACAGAGATTGATCAGACTGCCAAGAGTGTAGGTGATGCACTCTCCCGGTCCCTGTTCAGAACCTCTGACATGAGTATCGGACGAGTGAATAACAGTTCATTCTCCACCACTTCACTTGATCTGGTAACAGATGGAGATGCCCTCAACTTTGAGGTCAACATGAAGTTGGTGACATCTGGCACTCAGTCTGGTGGATCAGTTCGTTCAGGAAGCCTTACCGTTTCTGCAGTGGACCGTGATGCGACATCCAATCAGATCACTACCAGTGCAAACCTGAGTGCAGGTATTAGTGCAATTGCACAAAATGACTTCATCTATGTCGAAGGTAACTATGACAACGGGATTGCAGGTCTCGCAGATTGGCTTCCTGCATCGGCCCCCGGAGGTTCAGACAGTTTCTTTGGACAGAACCGAAGCACTGATCCCACACGTTTAGCAGGTCAAAGAGTTGCTGCATCTGCAACCCGTGAGGAATCACTCATCTCAGGACTTGGCAGAGCAGCCAGAGAAGGTGGTGCTCCAGATCACATTTTTGTGTCCATGACCGATTTCATTGCTCTTGAGAAAGAGCTTGAGTCAACCGTCCAACGTGAGGTTGATGATGAGACAGGAATGGGTTACAGATCCTTGGAGATGTATGCCCCCTATGGAGTTGCCAAGATCATTCCTGACAAGGACTGTCCTGCAGGAATTGCCTATGCACTTCAACTGGATACATGGTCTCTCAATACCATTGGAGAACCTGTCAGCATCATTGATGTCGATGGGAACCGAATGCTTCGTCAGTCATCAGACGATGGTGTGGAGATCCGTGTAGGATTCTATGGACAACTTGCCTGTAATGCTCCTGGGTTCAACGCACGAATCGCATTGACATAAGGAGGAATCATGGCAAGTCGAGTTTTCAGGGACGTACAAGCCCTGAATCCTGAAATGAAGATCGTTGCAGGATCATTCACCACTAACGGTTCAAGCAGTCCTGACTCTGCCAATAACACTGGCAAGGGATGGAGTGTCGCACGAACCGGGACGGGTGAACTCACGGTCACACTGGAAGACACCTACGGAGGTCTCATCTCTGGACAGTGCTCTCTTGCACTCAATGCTGCAGGAGATAGCAAAGTCCAGTTTGGGGCAATCGATGTCACCAGTGCAAAGACTGTGGTGATCCGCACGATTACAGGCACCAGTGCAGCAGATATTGCTGCCAATGCCAACAATCGGGTCCATTTTGCTTTGTTTCTCCGAAATACGGACATAACGTAAGGAGGAACATGATGGGCAGCGAGGCAGCAACCATCATTCTTGGCCCTCTCAAGTCTAAAATGGGGGGGTCTTATAAAGAGACTGAAGAGGTCTCTGAAGAAGAGATGGAAGAGTATGAATACTCTGATGAGCAAAAAGAAATGGCTAAAGAACTTGTCAAAGCAGTCAAAGGTGGAGATGAGGAAGCTGTTTTAATGGCAATGCACGGAATTGTGATGAGCTATGACTGATTTGGTATCTCTTTCAGAGTTGAGACAGTTGACTCGTCAACGTGCCGATAACGAAAATTCACAGTTCGTTACTGACACAGAGTTGACACGTTATCTGAATAACAGTTGGGGGGAGTTGTATAACCTCATTATCGAGAACTTTAATGAGGACTATTTCACAACCTCCCACTCGTTTTCTCTGACCTCTGGAACTGATTCCTACAGTCTTCCATCAGATTTCTACAAGTCGAGAGGGGTGGATTTGGTGGTAACGTCCACTGAATCTGTCCCACTCAGACGTTACAATTGGGCTGAGAGAACCAGAAACTCAGTAACCGTCCGGGCAAGGGATTACCGATACCGCATTCAGAAGGGGTCTATCATCTTTACACCACTCCCCTCAACAAATGACAGTATCAAGATCTTCTACATTCCTGATCCAAGAAAACTGGAGTCTGTCACTCCATCTGGAGTCACCAGAGGAACCACTACCACCTACACGGTGAGTAGTCACTCCTTTGTTGCAGATGATGTGGTCAATGTTTCAGGGTTCTTGGCAGATGATTACAACTCACAACAAACCGTACAGTCTGTGACAAGCACCACCATTGTTACGGATTTAAACTCTTCTGCATTGTCAGATCCTACATTGATTGGTACAGTAGAATCTGTGTTTGACTTTTACTCAGGGTGGGATGAGTACGTTATTATAGACTCAGCAATCAAGATACTGATCAAAGAAGAAGCAGATGTGACTGCATTGCTTCTGCAGAAAAACCAGATGCGTGAACGGATCATTACTGAGTCTCAGAATCGTGATGCAGGTGAGCCACAAACCGTCACAGATGTGGTCAGTTATCATAAGTTCTATTACGCATGAGCAGAGTCAACTTTACGGAGATTCACACAGGTGATGCACGAATTGACCAACTCCAAAGCAACATCAGGACTGCAATCAGTCCTCTTCTGTCACTCCCCTTTGCAGACGGGGTGCATAAGACAGACGTTCAACTTGGGACATCAGACACCCTTGTGGATCACGGACTAGGAAGGAACTTTGTGGGATACATCGTCACCAAACAGAATGCAGATACCAGTGTGTTTGTGTCCACAACAACGAATGATTTTCCTGACACTCAGATCATTCTGAAGGCAGGAGCAACGGTCACAGTAGACCTTTTCTTCTTTTGAGATATGTCTAGCGGAACGAATATTACAGGGATTACGAAATCCACCGTTGCAGTCACTCCTGCACCAGATTGGGGTACTAATCTCAATACCTCTCTGGATGCAATAGATGCTCATGACCATACCTCTAACAAGGGGGTGAGGATCACTCCAAGTGCTATGAACATTAATGGCACACTGGAGTTCAATGACAATGCAATCACAGAGGTCAAGCAGTCTGCATTTCAGAATCAGTCCTCACAACCCACAGACCAGTTGAGAGCACTGTATTCGTTTGGAGGAGAACTCTACTACAGAGATGCTTCTGGAAATCAGGTCCAGTTGACCACAGGAGGATCTGTCAATGCAGGAGGGTCTATCACCAACCTGTCTTCTCCTGCATCAGTCAATTATGTAGCAAGTTCAGACATTTTCACATTTCAGCATAACTCTAACTTTTCAGAGTATGCGAAAATGGCATTCTCCACGTTCCAACTTTATAACTACAGGACTGATGA